TCATTCCCCGGAGTCAGCCGGGGACGATCAGGTCGCGTCGCATAAGACGATCCAATATTTCGATATTCCGGCACAGTCGGATCTTTGTTATTTAAAAAAGCATTCCAGGCTTGTTTCAGCCTGGCTGTGAATGTTAGCTCCATTTTGAATTAATTCCTGTTATTTACTTTTTTTTAAATTTATTCAGGAAAGATGCTACTTCATCATCAAGTCCAATTGAATCCAAAAATCTAGCAGCCCCCGCAATAGCGTTATACTTTGTAATTTGCAAAAATGAATTAATTTCATCACCTACATGGCCATTTACGGTAGAAGTCATGTATGCTTTGCATGCTTTACCTTGAGCGCTAGCAACATATGTATTCAAATAGTTTATACCGGATTTACCGGTTACAGTTTTGTTAGCTAATACATTATTTTTATCATGGGAGCCAGAATAATAGCTCTTCATAAAATCATGGACCTTATTTGCAGACTGTGAATAAGCTTTGTGTGCTTTGTCTTTAAGTGCCGCTATTTTTTCAGAACTATAACCTTTAGCTTTATTATACAATGCTGAAGTTCCAGTTTTAATATTCGTAAAAGTATTTCGAACTTTATCTTTAGCTTTATTAAAATTAGCCTTTGTAAGTCCAGACTTTACTCGTAGATTATTCAGCTCATATCCGGTTGCATCTTTGAGTTTACCTGCATTTATCCGCGCAGCTGCACGTGCAGTTCTTAGACCCGCACCAATTTTAGTAAAAACATTATTTTTTTTCTTTCCATATGTTGTAGCATTATTCAGATTTCGTGCATAGGTTTCTTTCCACCAGTCAGTTCCTGGAAGATGCTTCCCCCATTCCATACCTGGACGACCATAATGATACAACTCGCCATCCATATAAACCCAGCTCCCGCCACCGTTACGACTGGAAGCTGATGCATTACTGTAAAGATCGTTTTTACGCATAAACTATCCTCCTAAAATTTTAAACTTTAACACCAATTTTCTCGAAAAATTTACTAACTTTATCGTCAAGACCCATCTTATCTAAAAATATCGAACAGGCTCTTGCAACATTCATTTGAGTAGTTTGAATAATACTATTAATGCAAGTTCCAATACCATCACTGCCTTCTAAATTACAATCTATATATTTAAATAAAGCATCATCTGCTTCTTTATCACTATATTTATCAAGATGGTTAACTAAATCACTTCCTTTTGGCATATATGTAATTCTATTCGCTATATATTTATCATAACTTTTTTCAAAGTATGATTTAGCATACTTTTTTAATTCAAAATTTGTTTTTGCTTTTAATTTTCTTATTTTTTGATTGATCTTATAATCAATGCCATCAATATCCCTATATGGTCTTCTATATGGAGCTCGCATTGCAAATGGTTTTTCACCTTCTACCCACTTATGAGATCTTTCATTTTTAGCATATACGTATTCGAAATTATCATTTAATCCTTGATATTTATTCTGAACTTGATCTGCTTTGCTATTAGGTCGTGATCGGTGTTTGTCATTTGAAGGCCCGAAATATTCATTCTGTTTAGAGTTATACTCGATTTCATCCTTAAATTCTTTACTGACCGAAGGTGTATTTCCTTTAATGCCCTTAATATTATTTTGTGATCGCTTTTTAGAAAAATCATTAGATTTAACTTTTTCTCGACCTCCATTTTCAAGATATCTTAATTTACCAAGTCGAGTTAAAGATCCATCTTTATATTGGTACAATCTAACCCCGTTTTTAGAACCAGGGGTCCGATAATGTATTAAATACTCTTTCATTAATATATTCCCTCCCCCTATCATTTTATTATGCATAAAATTCTTTTATAAATTTATCTATCAGAGCATCATGCTGGTCTTTCATTTGTTTATCTTTTTCACGATAATTTTGTCCTGATACTCTTGCTAAATAGCCGTTATATGAGTTATAAGCGACTGCATCATTACCATAAATCCTCTTTACTAATTCACCATCTTTTTTTACATATTTTTCTATGTCTTTTGAGCTACTTGTGTATTTAGTTTTACCATTTACATCTTGATGATCTTTATTAAATTCAGCTTCATGCTTTTTCATATAATTAGTTTCACCTAATGCATACCCCAATCCACTAGTAGCTGCACCGATTGTAGTTGGTATGAGAATTTTATTTCCAGCTTTAGCTTGAGCATATAGCATTCCGACATCTGCGGCTACACCTATGGCGCCCAATGGAATAGCGATCATATTTCCAGCAAAAGCTTTTCCTTTGCCATAATTTGTAGTTGAAATATAACTCTCCTGATATTCAGCAATTTTCTTTTGAACATCCGGAGGCATACTTAAAAAATCCTCGGTAAATTTTTGTTGATCTGAAATCTGTTTATCAATAATTTTTTTACCGATTTCTAATTTTTCAAATTCTTTTTTTTCTTTTTCGCTTTTATCTTTTTTACCTTTCAAATAGTTATAACGTTCAGAATAAGAAATTCTTTTCATCTCTTTAACAGTATTAACACCGTATCTCTCTCTTCCTTCCGGAGTTAAGCTGCCGTCCGGATTTTGAAAACGGCGTATGCCCCAATGCATTCCAAGAATACCCCAATGTTTTAGTTCATCATTTTCATAAATATCCGTATGAACGAGATCTAACAAATCTTTCTCACCTCCTCACTCAAAAGCTTCACGGTTCAATTTAAATGCGACATAAGCATCCAGCATTGCCGCGACAGCGTCAATTTTCTGGTCATAGCGTTTCTTATAAAGTTTTCGATTTCCGTTTGTATCTTCCAAAGTAATACAGTTACCCATCGTGAAAGACATCAGATCTTCATCAAATATCAGCATACGTTCTTCGGAAAGTTTCTTCAATTCACCAAGCGGAACGGATTCTGTTCGAGCACCCTGCTTAACTTTTTCAATACCAAATCCGCCGTTTTCTGACGCCCAGCGTTCAATAAAATCCCGGGCATTATAGGGGTCATATCCAACACAGCGGACATCATAGCCGCAGCGAGTGATATGCTCATCTAAATCTTCGTAAACTTCCATCATGTTTAAAACTGGTCCGTTTAAAACAACCAGACTTCCTTCATTCATAAAACTGTCATACTTTATCCGCATGGCAGCCGGAAGTTTATTTAATGTAGAAGAGGAAATATAATTTCTGGTTTTTACGCCAAATGCTCCTCCACGAAGAGGAAACAAAAATGTAAAAGCGCAAAAGTCATCACCCTGAGAAAGATCGCATCCCATAGCACACGGCATTTTCCAAAAATCCCGTTTACGATGCGGCAAAGTTTCTTCATAGCTGAAATAATAGGTATACCCCTCCATAGGGATCCCGAATCGCTTGGCTAAAATATCATTTCTTGATGCAGGAGCTTTTTCAGCACGCTCAACATCCAATTGATAAACTTCATAAGTTACGGTTTTTCCAAGATTGGGGTTCGCTTTGATCCACATCTCAGGCAGAGCAACTTCATCAATGGAGTCAAGTTTGTAATACCATATCGAGACATGAGGAGCATAGTATTCGCCTTTTAAAATATCCATTAACTCCATTTTTATGGTGTCACCGGCGCCGTTACGGACAGTTCCTTCAGAGCTGATCGCCAGGATCAAATAATCATCAAGCTTTGATGCGCCTTGCTCAATAGCCCCAACCACGTCTTCACGAATATCGCCGGAAAGCCATTCATCGACAGTATTTATCTTTGTACGAAGTCCATTTAATTTATTAATAGACATCGGCCGAATCTCTAAAAGAGATCCGGTTAAGAAATTCTCAATACCCTTTTTCGTTGATGCCAATTTGCAGCGATCCGCTTTTGAACCAGTGGTATTTTGAAGCGAACCATCAGTCAAAAACTTAAACAATGGCCCTCTTGACCGGCTGATCGCAGTTCGAATTGGCGATAATACTTCATCTGCTTGCTTCATCGTCGGAGCGGTAGTGATTTGATGAGTTGTTGATGGATCTACATTCAGGAAATAAGACTGAATACAAGAGGCGTACATAGATTTTGCCGCGCCTCGTGCAACAATTAAATATTGCTTATTGATCAGCCGTTTTTTGATTCGTTTGGTTACATACCGTTTTAGATTAGGATCATAAACGGATCGATCGACAAAATAATACCATCCAAAAATTTGTTCGGCCCACAACTTAAAAGTGTCCAGTAAATGCAAGTCTGAACCATCTGTGAGGGTGAGCTCATTTTCGCAATAAGAAATAAATCCTTCAACGGCAAGATCATCATAGTAGATGCCTGGATTTCGTATCAACTCGTCGATACGATTCATTTCCATTTCTATTGTCTGCGGAACAGGTATCTCTCCCCGCAGCACCTTTTGACGAAACTCACCGTAATAACGTGGTGTTGCGGTGTTTGAGAGCATATTTATTTTTTGCCTTTGTTCTTCTTTGGATTAGTAATTTGCGGTTTTGGAATGCCTTTTACATAAGCTCTATTACCTGTAATATCAGACAATCTATCTAACTCGAGAAGCATGTCTTCGTATTGTGCTGTATCAAAATTGTCCGGATCTTCTTCAATTTTTTGCGCTAAGAAATCAGATATTGCGTCCCGTGTTTTGACTAAGTCGTTTATTTGTGATTCATAATTATTTAAGTTTCTTAGATGCTGAGTATCTTCAATCATTTTCTCATCATTATTTTTTCGTTCATAATCGCTGGTTTTTTTTCGCTCATCATTTAGTTCATTAATGACCTGTTGCTTTTTTAATTCTTGTTTTAGTTTGTCCAGTTCTTCTTTTGCATTGTCTTTTTTCTGAAGATGAGCGCCTGTTACGCTATTTAAATATGCAATTGCAAGATCACTGTCACTTCCTCCGAACACAGAATAGCCAAGCATTCCCAATCCAAATTGGGTATTTCTTGCCATAAAATTTTCAAATGGTACACCAAAAACATTTTTTAAAAATCTAGGTATAGCATGCTCTTTTTTGGGAGGCGTGGTATTTCTTTTAAACTGATTCTCTTGATATATGTAATTGTTTCTTGCCTGATAATAGTCTGCTTCTTTTTGGTAACGTTTAGTCATTTTATATAGTTCTTCATCGGATAAACTACCAGCATCACTTATACCTTTAGTATTTCTGGCAGGAC